AAGAAAAGTCACTCTGTGGGAGATAAATAAATTCTGGTCAGAATTTGTCGAAGATATTGATTACACCGAACAAGACGCTATTGTTAATGGTCATGTTTCACCAAGTGAAATAGAAGCTTTTGATACTGACCGTTGGGCACAAATTATGGAAGCTCAAAGTCGTAAAGATCGCCCAGTAGATGCTAGTGAATATGCTTTAAGCCAATTGGCACAAGGAAAAACTAGAAAGGAGGTAAATAATGGCAGGTAAAATTCCAGTTGGAACTTTTAATACCCGTATTTCTTTAGACGGTGAACAACCAATTCAAACGCTTAAGTCTTTAAAGAATGAAGTCTCCTCTGCTACTAGTGCATGGAAGGCGCAAGTTGCCGAACTAAAATCAGCTGGAGATCAGTTAGGCGCTGCTAAAGCTAAATATGAAGGACTAGGCAATACTTTAAAAAAGCAGCAATCTTTATTAGAACGTAACAAGTCTGAATTAAATAGCTTAAAAGAAGCACAGAGCAAGGTTGATACATCTACAGAAAAAGGGCGTAATGAATACGAACGATATTCTAAAGAAATTGCTACTGCTGAACGTAATGTGGCGAACGCCACTACTAGAATTGCTAAATTAAGTCAGCAACAAGAAAAAGCTCGTAACTCGCTTGATTACTACAAGTCAGGATTAGCAAGCGCGCAAAGTGAGCTAAAGAAAATTACTGAATCAAGTAGTGCTTATGTTGGAAGACTTGAAGCAGAAGGTAAACATGAAGAAGCCAACAAAGCTAAGTTATCTGGATTGTCTCGTGAATACGACAAGTTAAATGAAGTCTACAAGATTCAGTCTAATGAGCTTGCAAAAATAGCTTCTGAAGCTGGTAAATCAAGTGAAGCTTATAGACGTCAGAAAGTACGTGTAGATGAGACAGCCACAAGTTTAGCTAAGACTAAATCTGAAATGTCAGGCTTATCTTCAGAAATGAAGAAAGCTAATCCATCAATTTTTGATCGCATGAAAGCTAAGATTACTGGAGTTAACGGTGAAGCTAAGAAGACGCACAGTCTTTTTAAAACAATCTTTAGTGCCAGCTTTTTTAGTAATATGACCTCTAATGCCTTTAGTTCTGCAACTTCAGGCTTAAAGTCGATCATTACTTCTGGTATGCAATTAGATGGTGTAATTGGTAAAGTTCGAGCACAATGGGCAGGATTAGGTAAAAATAAAAATGATACTCAGATCTTAGTAGATCAAATGGGCTACTTGAAGTCTAATACTGCAATGACTGGGGACGAAGTTCATCAGCTACAGTTAAATATGAATCGTTTAACTAATGGTAATTTGTCACATACTTTAGCTCTGTCTAAAAGTATTGCAACCATTGGGGATGCGACTAAGATGACTTCTGGCGAAATGGTTGGGCTATCAAGTGCAATGGCTAGGGCTCTTAGTGGATCTAAAGTTTCAGCAATGCAATGGCAAAGAATGAGTAAACAAGCGCCGGGATTAGGTGCGGCTTTGTCTAAAGCGGCTGGAATGTCAGAAGAAGCATTTGGCAAGATGGTTACTTCTGGCCAAATGTCGACTAAACAATTTGAAGAATTAGTTGAAAAAGCTGGTCAAGATGGTGGTAAAGCCTTTGCTAACTTTAAGAAGACCCAAGGTGGTGCTGCAAAATCGATGCAGGACTCTTGGAATTCATTAAAAGCTAAAATGGCTCAGCCATTATTTGATGTGAAAACATCAGGAATGCAACAATTGGCTGACTTAATGCAGTCAAAGCCAGTACAAGATGGTGCTGAAATGTTGGGTGTAGCAATTCAAAAAGTTGCTAAACTTGGTATGCAAGCACTAGGCTACATTGCTAAGCATAAAGGCGATATTGTAGGTATTGGTTCTGATCTTATGTCTATTACTAAAGATATTGCAATAGATACTTGGAAGACTCTTTCTAAAATAATTGTTGATATTGCTGAAGCCTTTGGTTTAACTAGTAAGAATGCTTTAAAGTCGAAGGACCCTCTGAAACAATTAAGAGTAGTATTAGATAATTTAGCTAAAAATAAAGAAGCAATTCAATGGATTTCTAAAGCAATTATTGCTATTGCAGCAATTAGGACCTTAAAGCCAGTTGCAAATGGACTGTTTTCAATTGCTAGTGGGAGCGTTAAAGCATATAAAGGAGTTAAAGCTCTTCATGCAGGCTTTAAGGGCTTAGACACAATTAAGGAACTAAAAGGACCAGAAGGCGCACTTGCCAAGATAGGCTCGGGTGCTAAAACAGCATTTTCTAAAATTAGCTCTGGGTTTAAAACGATTGCAAGTGTTGCAAAATCCACAGCTTCAAAAATGTGGTCCTCGTTCAAAGATATTTTCGCCAAGATAGGCTCAGGCGCTAAAAATGCGTTATCTGGTAAGTCTTTTGGCGGTGCATTTCAATCTCTAAAATCTGCTGGTGGATTCAGTGGCTTGTCAACAGCTGGTAAAGTTGCTACTGGTGTAGCAGGTGTAGGTGTTGCTTTAGATGCTGGTTCATCTATCCTATCAGCATTCAAAGATAAGAAAGGATCAATGAAGCAGTACCAAGATGCAGGAAAAGGAATAGGTTCTGCAATTGGTGGCGGTATTGGTCTTTTCTTTGGTGGTCCTGCTGGTGCAGCAATCGGTTCACAAATTGGTAAGATTGCCGGTGGCTGGGGTGGTAAAGCAACCAAAGAGTTCCTTAATGGTTGGAAATCTAAAAAGCCACCTAAGAATTTCTGGTCTATCGAGAATTTAGGCTGGTCTACTAAGGACGCTTTAAGCAAAGCTGGAAAAGGTATAGATTCTTGGTGGAAAGGAATCCAAAAATCTAATAAGAAAGCACAAGCTGAACAAAAGAAGGCAGCAGAACAAGCCGAAAAGCAACGTCAAAAAGAAAAGAAAGCCTGGGATAAATATTGGTCTAATGTAGGTAAAGGCTTTGAAAAATTTGGTAAAGATTCCAAGAAAAATTTAGACAAATCAGTTAAAAATGCCCAAAATTTTACCAAGAAATTAGGACCTAATATTAAAAAGGGCTATGATACCTTTCTTAAAAATGGGCACAATTTTTTTAAGAAGTTCAATACTAATTTAGGTGATTTCTTCAAATCCATTCCTAAAAATAAATATGTTAAAGCGTTCCAGAAAGGGACGCTTTTTCAAACTGCTTATAAGGACATCAATAAGCAAACCTCAAAATGGACTAAAGACTTTAAAAAGTCTTGGGACAAGCATTGGAAATCTACCAAGAAGGGTGTTCAGTCTTGGGCTAAAGATACCAAGAAAAATTATGATAATGGAGTTAAAGGATTAACTAAGTCATTTAATGCTTATAAGAAGAAAGCCGAAAAATCATGGAGCTCTCACTGGAAAGGGCTCAATAAATCAGCTGATAGTACTTGGAAGAGTGTCAAGAAAGGTGCAGAATCTGGCACAAAAGATTTACTTGGTAATCTTAAAGGTTACGCTAGTGAAGCAGGGAAAAGATGGAAAGATCACCATAAAGCTGAACTAAATGTTTATGATGATTTTTCTAGAAACTTAAAGAAAAATCATGGAAACATGTTTGAAGCTCTAAAATCTACTTCAAGAGACAGTTTAAATAAACTTAAAAAAGTCTTTTCGGATAAGTGGAATGATATAAGACGTAATACCAGTAACACTTGGAATGATATGAAATCTGATTCTTCTAAGTGGGGAAGAAACATGAATTCATGGTTCAGCAATTTTGGCAAAAATTGGCAAAGAGGCTGGAACAACTTATCTAAGGGAGTAAATAGTATCTTCTCAAACATGTGGAAGGCTATGCATAAGCTAGGTAAAAATGCCATGAACGGCTTGATTGATATCGTTAATGGCGGTATTGGCGCCGTTAATGATGTAATTCACTTCTTTGGTGGTGGTCATTCTACTGTTAAAAAGCTATCTCACTTTGCTACTGGTACTGGATATTTTGGCTCTCAAAGACGTGCAATTATTGAACCAACATTGGCAATGGTTAATGACGGTAATGATTCACCAGAAACTGGCAATAAGGAAGCTCTTTACCGTCCGACAACTGGAGAATTTGGTATTTTCCAAGGTCGAAATACTACTACAATGCTTATGCCTGGTGATGAAATTCTTAATGCAACTGATACTAAGAACTTAATGAATGCTATGGGTATTGCTCGCTTTGCAAACGGTGGTATTAGTAGTTTCTTTGGCAATATTGGTAAGAACGTTGGCAACTTCTTTGGTGGTATTGGTTCATGGGCCAAGGACACTATGGAAGGCATGAAGAAGTTCTTTGAAAAGGCTAAAGAAATAATCTCGCACCCACAGAAAGCTTTAGATGGCATATTTAAATGGACTGGTGTTAAGGGTTTATCTCGCGGTGCATTCCATACCATGATTACTAAAGGCTTTGACAAAGGTAAGAAACAAGTAAGCGAGTTCTGGAAGACGCTTTGGAATATGGTGTCTAGTTCTCTTGATGGAGAAGCGGAAGGTGGTTTACTTGGAGCAGTTGAAAAATATGGTAAAGGCAAGCCTTATGTTTGGGGTGCTGAAGGTCCAGATGCATTTGACTGTTCGGGATTAGTTAAGTACGCCTTAGAGAAAGCCTTTGGTAAGAGTTTTCCTCACTATTCAGGAGATCAATATTCTGCTTCACGCGGAGTTAAAGACCCACAAATTGGAGACTTAGTATTCTTTGGACCAGGTGGACGAAACCACGTTGGTGTTTATGCTGGCAACGGTAAAGTGTGGTCAGCTATGAATCCAAGCTCTGGTATTGGAATGGCTAATGTTTCAGACTTCCACGAAGGAGCAGTAAGCTATCGCCGTATTCCAGGTTTAAAGAATGAGAGCGGAGATGGAGACGTTAAAGCAAACTCTGGTTTAGAGAAATTTATTAAAGGGTTGAAACCACTGAAAGGATTCTTTAGTTTCATTAGCAAGATTGGTGATTTGTTTGGTCTTGGTGGCGATGAGAAAGATCCAAATGGTACAGGAGCTGATCGTTGGGGTGAAGACATTAAAAAGGCTGCTAAAACAATGCATACCTCAGTCACTCCAACAGAAATCAGAAAAATCATTTCTATGATCGCCGGTGAATCTAACGGTAATCCTAGAGCGGTTCAACCAGGGGCAGACCCAGACGGAGACGGATCGGGTCCAGCTCGTGGATTGTTGCAGTATAAGACTAGTACATTTAATGCTTATAAAGTTAAAGGACACGGCAACATTTATCACGGCTGGGATCAATTGCTTGCTTTATTTAATGATTCTAACTGGCGTAATGATATTCACTTTGGAGCAGGTTGGGGACCCACAGGACACAAACGTTATGCAAATGGCGGTCTTACTAACCAGCCTTCTATTTTTGGCGAAGCTGGCTTAGAAATGGCTATTCCATTATCAGCAGTTAAATCTAGTCGTTCTTATGAATTGCTTGGTAAGACTGCTGCCATTGTTGCTGCTAGAGATAATATTCAATCTGTTAATACTAATACTGATGGTTTAGGAGAAAAGTTAGATAAAGTGATAGATTTGCTTACTGCTATTCTTACCGCGCCAGCAACAGTTGAAACTAGCATAAATGTAGATAAACAAGCTTTAGGTAATTCAATTACCGAAGTTGTAAATGCAAGAATGCGATTGAATTCAATTAATAGAAAGAAGGGTATAAGTGTCATTAGGTAGATTAATTTATCATGGAACAGGTTCTGATTACTATGGTGCTATGATAGTTTATCCATTAGTTCAAGCTACTACTAAAAGAAATGTTTCTCTCACTCAGGTTGTGGGGGTAAATGGCTCTTATATTAATGATAATTTGAACTATACAGATATTACGCAACAAATAACTTTTATTGTTGAACGTCCTACTTTCTATAAAGATTGGTTCACGTGGGGCATGGATTTTGGCGATTGGTTAACATGCAAAGACAAGTTTGTTAAGTATGAACCCTTTTATTTTGAGCAATTTAGGGGTTGGCATTGGGAAGCTTACGTAAGTGAAAGTCCCACGGTTACACCGCAAAAAGATAATATTGCGAATGTAACAATGAGTTTGGCTTGCAAACCTTTCTTAATTAATGATGAATCAATTAAATATCAGCCGGTTTCAACATTACCTATCTATAATCCATCACAGTATAATTCTTTGCCATTATTTCATATTGTTGGTAATGGCGATTTTGTATTGACAATTAATGGTTTGGACTATCAGTTTAAAGATACAGATAATGAATTGTTTATAGATAGTGAAAAATGTTTGGTTTATAAATCGATGACAGAAAGACGGACAAGCAGGGCAATTTTGCCTAATCATGAATATCCGGAATTAATACCAGGTAAAAATAGTATTACATTAAAAGGTAACTATTCTAAGTTTGAATACCAACCAAGATGGAGGCGAGCAATTGTATGATTCCTCGACTTTATGAAACATATATTTCTGACTTTAATACTGAAGGTCTGGGATCACTTAAGGATTTACTTACTATTTCAATTACTAAAAATAGGAATCAGATACCCACTTTAGCAATGACTTATCCGATTAATGCATCTTTAAGCAAAGACATAACTGAGGGCATGGTAATTGTGGCTGATATGGGACTAGAAGATGATGAAAGAAATCAACAATTTAGAATTGTAGACATATCTAAGAGTATGACTTCAATTTCCATTACTGCTAATCATGTCTGGTCTGATTTATCGAATATTCCTCTCAAAAAGGATATCAGTGAAGCACATGCTGGGCCGAATAGAGCATTTGATTTAATTAGCGATGCTTTGGCATGGCCTGTTTCAGGGTTAGGTTTTGCTAGTGATATTCCTACCGTTGCGAACTTAGGCTGGAACTTTAAAGAGTTAGGTAATGCTAATGCTGCTATTTTTGGAGCTGACCAAGCTGGGGATCAAACCACTAACACAATGGAAGCTTTATACAATGGAGAATTTAGGTTTAATAACTATTATCTAACAATGCTTCAGCACGCTGGAGAAGATAATGGAATAGTTATTAAATATGGTCGCAACATGCAATCTATCACTAGGGATGAAACTACTAGCGATACCTATAATGCGATTATGCCGTATGTTACTTATTCGCCAGAAGAAATGCCCCAGCCAGATGGAGAACCATTTGACGGACAAGCAACAGTTCAATATCTAGCTAATGGAAAAATCAGTCTGTTTAGTACACCATATAAAGGCCACACTCCAATCGGGACCATTAAAAATGGCGAATATTTAAAGTTTGTTGCTAAGACTAATAAGCAAACAGTAAATGATGATACTTGGTATAAGACAGATACAGGTGGCTGGGTTGATGAGCATTTAGTTACCTTTGATAAATCTGGAAACTATATCGTTAATAAGATTACAGCTCAAGGAACTTTAGAGGTTTCAGATGATATTACTGGCATTATTGTAAAAAACGATGGTGTGGGTACTATTGCTTATGCCGGCCCGGGACAAGTTCCACTCTATACATCGCCGTTTGGTGGTCATAAGAGCGGACAATATTTATCAAACGGAGCAAGCTATAAGATTTATTGGAAAGCAAAAGATATTAATGGAACCGTTTGGTACAACTTAGGAAATAGGGATACTCAATGGATTTCATCTCAGTATTTTGTTTTGTCAAAAACTGGAGACTATGCAACGCAAAAAGCATATGGTCGATTAAGTGTTAATGGCAATGTAACTGTTATGTCAGGGCCAGGAGGAACAGGAAGCGTAGTCAATTGGAATAATCGGGGGCAATATCCGATTTACGATATTTCAACTGATTCTGGCGGAATTAAGTGGTATCACATCGGGCAATCAGGTGGCAGAGAACTATGGGTTAAAGCTGGCGACACTGTAAGCTTTAAGGAACCAGGAACTGTCGAATATAAAGAAGATGATGCAGAAAAAGCTAATATTCAGCAAACTGCGCAAGTTCCTGTGTATCATGATCCCAACGGATTAACGCCAACTGGCAAGTATTACAGCTTAGGAAGCTTGTTAAGAATTACCGCTCAATCGAGCAGTCAAGGCAAAACGTATTATGAAGTTGGAGCAAATCAATGGATTAATGCCGATTTCTTTAGCTTTGCCCATGCGGAAGATGTTGCACCGGGTGAAGATAATTCAAGCGCTGAACCTGAAGTCAGCGAGCAAACATTAGAGCTAGATAGCACTGTGTTAATTTCTAAATTTGCAAGGGTTACCAATGCACCGCTAAGAGTTCAAGCCGTAGACTTATCTTCTTATGGAATAGGAAATGATAAGAACAAGTTGCTAGCAGTTGCTAAAGCTTATATGAAAGAATACAGGATCGGTTACCCAAATATTTCGCTTACTGTTTCATATGAGCAAATGCAAGGCGAGTATCAAAAATTAACTCAAGTTGACTTATATGATTATGTGAGTGTGTTATTCGATGAGGTAGGAATTTTTGAAAAAGCTCAATGCACTTCCATAACTTGGGATCCTGTTAGAGAAATTGCTACCAGCATTACAATAGGTCAGTTGCCTATTAGTTATGACCATGCTTTAAATAATTTTGTAACTAATATGGTTGCAAAAAATACAACTATGGCTACTAAACGCGCAACTCACTTGTTTGGGGAATTAAAGCAAGTTATGGAAGAAAATGATCAAGATCAAAAGGCTGGATTGCTTAAATTAACTAGGCAGCTTGGTATTGACGATCAAGCTTGGAGAGATAGCTATGACCGATTACAAAGTATGATTACTTCCATAAATACGACTGTACAAGACGTACACAACTGGATTGCCAGTGGTGGCGGGGGAGAAATTACCGCTTATCCTAACTGGCAAAAGCCAACTGAATTAAGAGCTTTAAGTAATGGTGGCGGATATCTCCGTTTTAATGCTGAAGGCTTAGAATACGTTGGACGCGATGGAGTTGCTAGAAGTGCCATAGACAGTCAAGGTCGGCTAATTGCTGAAAGAATTACTGGTGGTACGATCACAGGTGTTAAGCTTGAAGGTATCACAGTAGATGGGGATTCTTACATTCATTCAATTGGTGGCGATGGAAAAGTTGCAGTTATGTCGGGTGACCATGGCTTTTCTTACACAGCACCTGGCAAAGAAAAAGTTGCTCTTGATTGGGATCAAAACTGGGGAGTACTAAAAATTGGTAGTCAGTACCTGTATGCTTCCGATATAGCTTGGATTCGTCAGCAACGTGGTGGGCGAATCCATTAGATTGAGGTGAAATAATTGAATAATGATGCCGTTTTAACAAAAGCTCTAAATGAAATTGCACG